ATGGGATAAATGGTACGAAAAATACAAAACCAAATTATCCAAACGTGAAATATATGCCAAGTTGGAATGGCAAGCAGGACCAAAACAAGAAAATGATTCGATTTTCAATCATTTTATCCAATTGCGGCAGTCGGGTATTCGCGTGAAAAAGAGCAAATATTTTCCCACATTGGTCGCTATTGTCCAAACACCGATTTATGCCAAAGAGAGACGACATATTACACCACGCGAATGTGCGCGTCTTCAATCCTTTCCAGATAGTTTTCAGTTACACGAAAGCGATCAAATCGCATACAAACAATTCGGTAATGCGGTCAATGTTGATGTAGTACATTTTGTCATGAGTCGCGTATTAAAAATATACAATTATGTATAATTTCAACAAAATATTGAATTATATAATTAAGAACTGAGTGTTTTACTTGGAGACATTTTTTTATTTTCGATACTTCCTTGGGGTGTAATATTGGGGTCATAATGCGTTAGGAATTGTGGTGCGCCAGTCCAGGCGTTCCCTTTGAAACGAATTTCAATACGGTATTTTTTATCATTCACCACTAGTTTATAAAACATCTTTGCTGCCTTGCGACGTCTATTTTTATCGTCATAATAATACTTTTCGTGTTCATAAAATTCTGTTTTATCACCGGTTGACACATCCAATTTTTCAAATGTAGATCCGTCAAACTCGTATAGTTTGTATGGCAAATTTGTAGGGAACAAATTTTTGATCAATTCGTTTTTAATAGCCTCGCGATTATTATCCAAATGCTCCTTTAATGCGTTCCAGTACAGATTTGTTCGCTCCAAACTATCATAGAATATTTCATTTGCTTTATTGCGATTCTCCTTCAAATTTTTATTATCAATACCGTGTGATTTTAACACTTCTTTCCGTTTATCACCAATTTCTTTCTTGAAATTTTTCTTTAATATTTTATCACTAATAAGTTCACCTAACATTTTTTCAACAGAGAAATTGGTTTTTGTACAACCTTTATCCTGTTTAATACTGAATCCAATTATTTCTTTATCGGTTTCTATATAGACATCTGATTTGGCTTGTTTTGTATCAAACCCTGTATTTAAATCCTTTAACTTTTGCGTGGTTAACGTTTTTCCTTCCAAATATACATATTTTACTTCATCACTTACCATATCTGAAAACCCTGTTTTGAATTTACTTATATATTGATCCACCACTTTGGGTTTGCGCGTTTCAACATCTTTTTTATACTTTTCAAAATCGGATTCAGAACAACCCAATAATTTAGATTGATAATTTTCAAAACGTGCGTCTATAATATCACTTTTGTTTCCAATAGAGGAATCACAAGCGCACAAAGCAAATATGAGTTCAAATCCATTATTTTCCACATCTTTTCGACACTTCTTAGGAATTTCTTGTTGAGTATCGGCTACAATTATTTCGACTTGTTCCGCAAATGTTTCGGCAACTTCATCTGCTTCACTTTTTGTACTCATCTTATTAACAGCACTATTAATAGTAGGAGATATCATGATCGGACTTTTGTCTAAATTTGTATTTAACATTTTTTTTTTAGTTTTTCGTTTTGAATTTTCAGTTGGAGATTCAATTTTTCTTTTGGTTGACATGTTAATATATATATATATATATTATCATATTTCAATTTTGTGACTAATGGTATGAAATATATAAAAATGCGTTTGAATATTTACACATTAATCGTACGTATATGTCAAAATGTACTCTCTTTGTTGTTTTGTATTTTTCCAAGGCTTATTTATTGAATAATATTTTTTTAATTCTTTAGAATAAGAATGAGTTCTATAATGATATTTAATGTTGTCCGAAAACTTTAACAAAGTTGGTATAAATGTACCAACACTCGATACTATATGCGATGCTCCCAACACTAATGTAATATCTTCTTCCAAACTGTTTTTATTATGTACTACGTTTTCATAGAGTTCAAGTAATTTATTTACAACTGGATTAATTGTATCTTCACATATGACAATTATTTTTTTATAATTGTTGGCATTTATTATATTTGTATAATATGAAAGAGGTGGAGGGACATATCGCGGATGAGGGCGTAAATTTGTAAATATATCACCACTTCTTATATGTATAACTAATTCAGCATCTAATTTATTAACGTTTTTTATTTTAAACGCTTCTTTTAATAAATTATTTACTTCCTCTACATTTTGTTCAAACACTTCTTTCGGATAAGTCGATTTAGATTCAAAAAAATCACCTCTATCTGTTAAAATTCTGTTATTTTTATATTTACTCAAATATTTTGTTATTGTATCAACATTCAACAAATGATGTTTTCTTTTAAAAAGAATATTCTGCTTACAAAATATTGCAATATGTATAACATTAGAAAGTTGAATAATATTATTACCCAATCTTCCTCTCCACGTTTTCACTATGATCATTTATATTATCAGTAGATTTATAAATACTACAATATTATAAATCTCCACCCAAATCCAAATCTGAAATTGAAATTAAGCATTTCTTTTTTAATATTGGATTACCTCCTGTACACTCATCATCGTCTTTTTTATTCCACTTCTTTGGATCAAACAGTTTGGTCCATGTTTTGTCGTTTTCCCAATCCAAACTCATGGTTTTATATCGAATAGAATCAATGCCAATAATTCGATAATTACATTTTCGGTAAAATGTTTTACGCTGTTTCCATTGTTTTTGAAATACATCATGATGATCCACAATATCCACTACGATTGGATTGTCGTGTCGCGTACGCAAAATACGTCCTACTGATTGTGTAATATCCGTTTTTGGGGTTGCCATCACCAAAATTGACAATGATTTAATATCCAGTGCTTCAGCTGCCATAGCATATGTTGCCAATACAATTTGTTTTCCTTCCGTTTCTTGTAAATCGCATTGTTTCATACCTCCCACATAATATCCCACACTCGCAAATCCTTTATGCGAAATCGATTCATAAAAGTATTTCAATAATGAACGTGTGTGTGCTAGAACCATAATTTGTGCTTCTTCACCTTTTTCACGACTTTCGTCTATCAAATCCTGAATTGCTTTGACGATAAAATCACTTCGTGGACCAAAATTACCCAATTTTGAGATCATTGTGCTGTATTTGGTTTGTCCTTTAAAATCATATTCAGTTTCATTAAATTCCGGGTCCGAACTAATATATTCCATCGAACGCACACAAACAGGGTCTTCATCTTTGCGTTGCTCGGTGTAAATTTTTGGTCCAATGAACATATATAACACAGTTGTTAATTTATCTTTACGATCTACCGTTGCTGATATACCTAACATATTTGGACTGGCAACGCGTAATAATGTTTTGGAAAATTGCTCACTTCCAATACGATGAACCTCGTCTATAATGGTCAAACCAAAACAATCAAACGCATTCTCCGGAAGTGCGCGATCATACAATGTTTGTAACATACCAATAACAATATCTTTTCCTTCTACATCGAAAACCGGACCTTGGATTTTCCCGACTTTAGCACCAGGTAAGAATTCGTCAATGCGGTCAATCCATTGATTCATTAAGAATTCTTTATGAACAATAATTAACGTTTTCTTTTGTATGTCGGATATGATTTTGAGTGCCATTACCGTTTTGCCTCGTCCACATGGAACCTCGAGTATACCACCATTGCCGTTTTGTTCAGAACCACAGCATATAGGGTTGTCTACATGTTTCATGTAAACATCAATAATTTTGTCTTGGTAGTCGCGCAATGATTTAGGGAATTCCAATGAAATATTATCTCCTTTTGTTATTTCCGATCTATTGGGAAGTCCATAACGTTCAATTCCGAAGAATCGGGGTATATATATTTTTTTATCATTTTCTCGATATACTGGAAAAGATCCTTCGTCTGTAGGCGCACCATATGTAACACCTGGAGTGATGGGCTTTACGTTTAAATCTTCATATAATGATTCTAAATCTTTCGGTTCCAATAGACTTTTCGGAATTGTATATCCTTTTTTTCCCAAATATGCTCCATTGCGTACCATTTCTTTATAAGATTCCGAAGGTTCATATTTGGTCTTTATGTTCGCCTTGTTTTTTTTGAACATCATTTTTCTTTTCCATTGTGACGACATTTAGTTAATTGTATATATTACTTTGTGTTTATACATTTTTCAATTTTGTTTTTATGCGTTTCATTATTTTACTTATATAATATATAAATAAATATGTCATCGAACTCGGAAGAAGATAAGATGATAGATCAAATGTTAGCTGACAGCGAACATAAGTTAAAAGAAGCAGGACATTTTAATCAAAGAAGTCCTACTGGAAGTCCTGTGAGTATTACTGGAAGTATTGGGAGTATTACTGGGAGTCCTACTGGGAGACAACGTCGTCCAACATACGGTAAATATGGCGGCAAGAGACGCACACGCAAACAAAAACGCAGTGGTAAGAAATCCAAGACAAGTAAAAAACGCAGTGGTAAGAAATCAAAGACAAGCAAAAAACGTGGTTCTAGAAAACGCGCATAAATTTTATAAAATCATAAATCCACTGATTTTATAAATATTTTCAACGTATAAACATTTAGTAACAACAATTTTTTTAAGAAAATATCCACGTATTCTATATAATGAAAATCAATTCCATGTTGAAAAAGGTAAAACCTGTCGAAATTCTAGTCTTTATTGTATTTGCCTTATATCTAGTTTTCCCTGTAACTACACCTAGTACACTTTCTCCTTATATTGAGTCCCCTCTTGGACTCTTGGTATTATTTTGTGCTATGATTGCCATGTTTGTTCATAGTAGTCCAGTTTTAGGCGTTCTTTTTGTATTTGTTGCTTATACTTTATTAAGACGTAGTGCCACTGTTCGCAATAAGAGTCATTATGTTCAAAATACAAAGGAAACTGGAGCAAAGAATAGAGATGTTCAGAAGCAAGTTGAGAAAGCAACCCCTCCTACAGAAACTCCTCGCACTGTTGACATTCAGATCAAGGATGAACCAACTTTAGAAGAAGAGGTTGTCCAAGAACGCGCACCAATTGGACGCAGTGAACCAGTTAATTTCCTCCATAGTTCTTACAAACCAGTTTCTACTAATGTAAATGGAATCGCCAGTTTTTAGACATGAGGTAAAATACTAACTTTTCTATATGTTATTATTTTATAATGAAAAATTTATTGGTAACTGGCGGTTGTGGATTCATTGGGTCGAATTTCATTAATTATGTTTTCAAGCAAGAAAAATACAACATCATTAACGTTGATGCTCTTTATTATTGCGCGAATAAAGAGAATATTTTGCCAGAAATCCGAAATTCGGACTATTATAAATTTATAAAAGGGAATCTTACAAACAAAGATTTCATGGAACACATTTTGGAAACATATCAAGTCCAAGAAGTCATCCATTTTGCGGCCCAATCCCATGTTGAAAATTCATTTGAAGATTCACTACAATATAGTCAAGACAATATTTTAGGCACACATATTTTGTTAGAATGTTGCCGAAAATATGGAAATATTGAAAAGTTTATCCACGTATCTACTGACGAAGTATATGGCGAATCTTTCTTGGACATGAATGAAGAGAAAAAGACGGAACAATCTATTTTGTGTCCAACGAATCCATATGCGGCAACCAAAGCAGGTGCCGAATTGATCGCACAATCTTATTTTCATTCCTTCAAAATGCCTATTATCATTACACGTGGAAATAATGTGTATGGACCGAATCAATATCCGGAAAAATTAATACCGAAATTCATTAAAATGTTAGAAAACAACCAAAATGTCACTATCCAAGGGGATGGAAGTTGCGTTCGTGCGTTTCTACATTCCTATGACGCCGCACGCGCATTTGAAACAATATTGGAAAAGGGAAAAATAGGGGAAATTTACAATATTGGGTGTGACGAACATATGGAATATAGTGTGTTTGAAATTGCCAAATTTTTGATTAAAAATATCAAAAAGACTACCCAATATGGACAATACATTACTTATATCCAAGATCGACCATTCAATGACCAGCGGTATTACATTAGTAATCAGAAGTTGAAGGATTTAGGGTGGGATGTATCAATCGATTTTAAGGATGGTTGTAAAGAATTACTACATCACAAAGAATCACAAGAAGGAGAGTCCAAGAACCTTATTTTGGAATTAGAAGAGTCTTTGATTCACTAAGTATTTTTGGTCATTTTTTTCATATTATTATATGCTGTAACATATAATCATGTTTGTTTATTTTTTACTTTGTACGGATGGTTCAACTTACATTGGCGCTACTGTAGATTTAGACAGGCGACTGAGACAACATAACAAAAAAATTAAAGGTGGTGCTCATGCAACAGGCATCAAAGTTGCGGCCGGACATTCATGGTGTCGCGTTTGTCATATTTCAGGATTCCCCGACTGGAAAGCAGCATTACAATTTGAATGGCGATGGAAACAAATATCTCGCACATTGTCCAAGACATTAAAACCCATTGAAAGACGACTTATGGCACTTCAACGGTTATTGTCTCTTGAAAGACCCACTACAAAAGCATTGACCTATAGTGAATGGGAAGAGAAACCCCATCTTCATATGGAACAATGTTTAGATATGTTTTCTTTATATTTCCAAGAAAGCGAAGAAAATCCCTATATTTTGGTATAATTTACGATTTTTGACCCTTTTGAATTTCATCAATAGGCCAGTCTTTAGAAAACGATTTCTTGGACTCAATAATTAAATAAGAAACTACCAAAATGACACACGTGAGTATACCATATAATAAGTAATTGGCATAATTAGGATATACATTTGGATCACCCACAACACCAATATATAAGCAATATCCGGCTATAAGTCCAAGAACCACAACAATAGATTGATTTACTCGTGTCATTGTTCCTCGCTGTTCTATAGGATTGACAACTTCACTAAATGAAAAAACAAACTGTAATATGAATACATAACCTAATGGAATAATATTAAAACATACCACGGCCATAAAAATAAACACAATAAACATCATCATTGTTTTTAATGAATTTGTTGCTGCGCTGTCTTGGACTAACCCACTACTTACTGGTAGACTGTAAGCCGCAACTTCATCCGAATCGATAGGCACATAGTCACATTCCATCCATTCACCTGGAACAGGTGCTCCAAGAATATTATACTCATCCGGTTGTAAATTAAACAAATCCAGATTATTTTGTAAATTCATTGCGCTCATGGAAATAATTTCTAAAGCGCGTCCAAAAGTAATGACAGTTGCGTTGTTTCCTAAATTGCTGGTATATTCAATGTATTTCGTATCCGGAACAGTTTCACGGAAAATATCGTTATTTAAATTTACTGTCATTTGTGTAACATTATCGGCTGTTGCGCGAATAATACTATCAATCGCACCACGTTGAGGACCAGGATTCACAATATTCAATGGAAAACACATAAAAAGTGTTTTGTCGCCGTTTGCGTTAATATTGCGAATAATTAATTGGGCATTTGATTGAACTCCATTTAGTTCATTCATTTTTGTATCATTGGAATTGCTTATAATCCAAAGTTTGCTTGCTTTATATTCGGTTGTATTTCCACCATCCGTATACGTAATGTTGGAAGAAGATGAAATAGCACAATCCGCAGTAATATATTGATTCACTTCATCTCTAAATATAGATGTAATGCCCAAAGGTAAATAATTAATTACTACAGATCGACTAGTATCAACTGTTTTACTTAAATCAAATCCTGACATCTTTTTATTTGTATAATAAGATGTCACAAATTAATCAATGAAAAATATCATTATTCTATAATCTGAATCAATGGTTCCATATAAATTTCTTTCGGTGGGTTTTGTTTTTCACCATCGTCGTCGATTATTTTTTCAATCATAACAACACTGTCCGTTTTTCCTTCTATTTCATCATCGCCAAACAGTCCAAGTTCGGGAAGGCGTAATATATTATTTAAACTGCCCATAACACCTTTAATCTTGATTTGTTCTTCTTGACCAACAGATGGGTCAAAATTATAAGAAGATATTATTGGAGATCCCTTTGATGATGTTTTTTGACTATCATTATTTCCCTCCCCTGAAGTTTCTGAACTATTACTTGTTTCTGGTGTGGTTGTTTCTGAAGTATTAGAAGGACCACCTGACGAATCTGTGGTAGAATCATCTATTTTACTTTCATCAGATGATTTATTCATTTCTTTCAAAGATTGATTAAATTTGTCGGTCGATTCTTTGTCTCTTTTTTCTTTGTCTCTTTTTTCTGCTTCTTTTTTATCCAATACAACAATTTTATCATTCGGTATGTTTAAAATGTGAGCAATCAGTTGTGGTATATTTTTGGTTTTTTTAATTTTATTTCTCTTCCTAAACCCAAACATACCACCTTTCTTAGGTATATTTTCAGATTCTCTTCCAGAAAAACTCATTTATATTACATGACGATTTTATTAATAAGGAATGTATTTATAAAGCATATTTTCATAAATGGTTGCGCGGAATGTATCTTTGTATCCTTCTACGTAAACAACATCTCCATTAAAAATTTCGTCACACCCTAAATCAGATGTACAACTTCTACCTTTTACACTTATAGGCAATTTAGTATGAATATTTCCGGCATTATTTGTCATTGTATAATATTGGTATTTATCTCGACCATTTGAACTACGTCTTCCCATTAAGGGTAAAATCAAATCGTCTCCACTATTTTCACGTGTTAAAATACCCGTTTGACTATAATTCAATTCGGGACCGCGTGTTTGTATATTAATAGCAGCACCTCCTTCTTGTTTCAATGGAGGACTATGTAAATTTACTAAAGGATGAGTCCTACTAGAGACAGGTGCTAAAGTATCAGGGGCAACATCTTGGACTGGCGGTGCCATTAAAATAACTGGTTGACTAAAACTGGTATTATTATAACGAACACCTGGTTTTACAATATTCATATAATACATGTAAATAACTGTAATAATTAAAACAAACAATAAAAACATGGTCATATTTTCCATACAAAATAAACCTGGAATACATTTTTTTGTCGAAACGCGTGGCATTGTATATATTAGTTATATACAATACTTATTTGTCAATTTTATTATTTTTTATCATCTTCCTTCTTACTAGCATCTACACCATCAAAAGCAGTCTTAAAAGGAACCGATGCTTTTTTGGGCGGCGGTGGTGATGACCCCCAAAATCCAGGTTCCCAATCATATCCAGGTAAATGACGTTTATTAAACCATGCTCCCCATCTTTCACTTGGCATTAGAGTTGTGAATATATGATTAATTCCTGATAATATTTGATCACCAGAGCAATTCAATAATTGACCCCACTCGGCAAACGTTTTGTATATAGTAACAGTATGCCCATTCTTCATGGTCCATTTGCCTTCACATCTGTAACATTTACGTATTACCGATTCCGGCCATTTGATTAAATGAAATCCGGAAAGAGCAAAAAATAACGCATCTAATGGCAACATGAATATATTCCATATCATCGTGACTAATGGTGTCAAATCAATACCGAAAATGGCGTTTATCAATATAAGAGGGAGTTCAATGAAAACACCATATAAAATACCAAATACCATATCGACAATATAATAGCGTGTACAACTTCCGTTCAAGAAATTCTTGAACTTATACCAACTACAAGATGCCATTACATCCAATACAGTACCGGTGTTTTGAAAACCTGTAGCAAATTCTAAACCAGCACAATCCATATGTGCTCCAAAACCTTTCATCCATGATTTTCCGCCAACAACAAGCATAATTATAAGAGAAATTGCCATTGCTATTCCTAACGCAAAAAATACAGCTTGCATAATAGTAGCAAACATTGTTATACCAATCGCAAATGCCTGCAATATAGCTCCTGCTATTTGTAATCCAGTTAATAGAATATTGGCAATTGCCGAAAATATACTTTGTATCACGGAGGTAATACTTAAACCAACGGTCAACCCGTCAGCAAGACTCTGTATTGCGTTCAGTGCCGGATCGATCACATCCATAAAACCTTCTTTATCGTTATTAAATGGAAAATCGTTATTAAATGGAAAATCGTTATTAAATGTAAATCCTTCTTTCATATGTTAAATAAAATATATATATTACTATTCCATAATATATATATTTTTCGCAATTAATGTAATTAGTGATTTGCCGTCTTTAAAATATCCTTAAATTCGTTGACTAATGGAGAAATATTCATTAATTGATCGATTAATTTCATTTGAATTGAAAAAATGCTTTCAACTTCTTTCCGTTGCTCTTCATTTACAATACGATTGGAATGTTTCATTGCTAAAGTAAGTTTATCTCTGGCCAGTTCTAATTGGGATGTATTAATGGACTTGTCCAGTTGTGACAGCATACTAGAAGAAGATACACCTTTTACTAATTTGTCTAGTGTTTGATCTCGCTTCTCCGGATCTTTGTTCAATTCGGTTTCAGATAAATCCATATTTGTGATCTCATCTTGCACCTTTTTATTAATCTCACCCATGTCAATATTCTTTAATTGAGCTTCTACCTCCTCTTCTGTTGGGTCATCAACGTTGTCTGTAGAAGGGGAAGTTACATGATCCGTTAATGTGTCAATATCAATACCAGCAAAACCTTCTTTACCCGATAATTCCGTTCCAAATCGGATCAAATTAGTCACGGCAATTGCTGTAAATAATATGACAATCATGTTTTTACTAAAAAAAGACGTTAAGAATCCAATAATAATCATAACCCCCGCATACATTTCATCGCCAATCATGGTATAATTATATAAGTTTACAATCACTAAAACTACCAAAAAATATAATACTGATTTACTTTCAATTAATCCTTGGGATGTTTTGGACATCCAATTTCCTATTTTGTTAAATACCATTTATATAAATACTCCATATAAAACAATTATAGTCTTATAATAAATTAATCGTCCTTATTATCATTCGTTGTCACTTCTTCCACAACAGATTCCTCTACAACAGATTCCTCTACATGATCTTGGATATAATGGGATGGAATACTTTCTCCTTCATAAATGTCTAATACTTCCTTTACTACATCTTCTCGCTGTATGTCGGTTTTTTCAAATTCAAAACTTCCTATACTTGACGACCTTGTTCCACGAAATTTGTCCAAAAAATCGTCTAAACCATTCATATTTTCTATTTTATCACATTGATCTAAATCACCGGTAATAACAATTCGACTATTTTCTCCTAAACGTGTTAATAACATCTTCATTTGGGATATTGTTGAATTTTGCATTTCATCCGCAACAATCCAAGCATTTTTAAAAGTTCTTCCACGCATATATCCAAGAGGTGCGATCTCAATTGTTTTATCTTCTAATAATTCAGTCACTTCTTTTGGATGAATAAATTGGTATAAAATATCATAAATAGGTCGTACCCAGGGTGCCATTTTCTCTTCTAATGTACCCGGTAAATAACCCAAATCTTCATCTACCGAAACAGAAGGGCGAGTGAAAATCAATTTCTCACATCTACCCATTAAAAAATGTCGCACACCATATTCAGTAGCAAACATGGTTTTACCTGTTCCAGCAGGTCCAGTAGCAATAATAATTTTCTTTGTTTTGGACCGTAAAGTAGAAGCATAGATCTCTTGACCTCTTGTTTTGGGACGGGCAAACTTTTGTTCAAAAAGATCTTTTTCATTCTGCGATAAATGCTGCATATTTTCGTACATGTTTCTCTGTTCTTGGAGAGTTGATTGAACTTCACTATTGTACTCTTTTAGCAGTTCTTTCTCGTTGAATTTTCTCCCTCGCTTCCCACGTTTTTTTTGACCTCCTAAAGAATGATGTGATGGATCACTCATTATTATAATAATAGGATTATATTTTTTACATAAATATTACGTTATTCGAGTTTAAACAAAAAAAATCATTTATGGTGTA